AATTATAAAGATTTATCACCCTTTATGATGGAAGAAAAATTTATCGATCGAGACATGGAGCTATTTTGTGAGCAAATGTGTTCCAATTTATGGAACGTCACCAGCAGTTTTGCTTCAGGGTTAAAATTCATAACAGAAAGAAGGTAAAGAAATGAAATACATTATCGTCCTGTCGCTGATTTTTATTACCATATTTTTAACAGTATTTACTATTGCTTGGTACGTCTACCCAGAGGAAACAATGGCTTTTACGGAACAACTTGAGCAAACTTTTTAGAAAGGAGAAAGAAAATGAAGATCATATTGGTTAAGTTTCAGGCACAGAGAACATATTTTAGAATTTAACAAAAAGGAGAAAGTAAAATGAAAGTAAGTGAAATTATACAAAATCTGTGTAACGGAAAGATTTCATTAGATGATGAAGTTTTTACCGAACGCTCGCAATTTGAATCGGAAGGACAGAAGTACGTTATTGTTCGCACGTATTCAGCGGGCGTCTTTGCTGGATATATTGAAAGTCGAAATGGTCAGGAAGTTGTCATGCGGAATGCTCGGCGTATCTGGTATTGGAGTGGTGCTTCAAGTCTTTCACAGCTTGCAGAAGAAGGAACAAAAGACCCCGATAACTGCAAATTCCCCTGTGAGGTTGATCGCGTTGAATTGCTTCAGGTGATTGAAATTTTAGATGTAACGGCTCGGGCTGAAGTTTCTATCAAAGGAGTCAAGGTATGGTACCAATAACTAAGAATTCTGGCGATGGCTCTGGCTATGGCTCTGGCTCTGGCGATGGCTCTGGCTATGGCTCTGGCTCTGGCTCTGGCTAAAGATCAAAAGAAGGAGGGCTGTTTAAGCCCTCCCCTTTTCTATCTCTTTCAATTGTCTCTCAAACACCATGAGTTTCCCGAGCCAATCTTTCAGGTGGGGACATTTTACCTTTTGTCGAATTTCTTTGATTTCTGCTACGATAGCGGGATGAGGTGCAGGAAAGGCAGGAATGGTTGAAAGGAACAGATTGTCATGGCTGTTTGTCTCTTCCTGACAGCTTGTACAGCCACTCATCAATAGCGTCATCATCAGGAGTAGGCTCGGAGGCAATCTTGACGTGCTGTTTTTGAATCTTGGCAACATAATGGGCGACCTCCTTCGTCTCTTTGACTTCTTTTTCAAGGGTTTTAATGCGGCATTCCTTTTTTGTAGACTGCTTTGAGAAGAAATAGACAGCCGCCAAGATAAGTCCATACGCTAAAAAGGCATAGGACTTTGTTTTGAACAGGAGGGAAGAGAGAAGGCTTGTCATTTGACTATTCTACGTCAGGAAAAAACGTTTGATGAATATCAATCTCTTTTTGGACAACGGGAATAACTTTCTCTACAATCCAGCAGTACATTTCTCTTGCAAATTCAACCCATTTGTCAGGCAAATCAGCCGTTAACAAGGCAAAACAATCTGCATTTCTCACAGATGATGTTGCAATATCTGCCAGAGATTTGCGCAAAGCAACAGGATCTGAAAGTCCAAAATGCCCTATGAGATATGTTTTAAAGTCAAAATTATAATAGCCTTTTGGTTCAAGAGCGATAGACGTAACATCGATTGTATCCTGATCACTTTTTTTACAAATCAATTCAACTTTTGTAAGGCATTTGATATCTGAACCCAAAAATACGCAGGTTGCGGTTACTTTTGATTCTACTCTTCCTTTTGTCACAAGAAATGAGAGTGAATCAGGACTAAAAATATACTTACTCATTTTTCTTTTTCCTTCGGTTTTTTCGTGATTTTCTTCTTGAGCAGGTTGAGCTTAATGTCCATCTTCTCCGTCAGAATGTCTATAGCCTTCACCTTGCCTTTGGTGACTTCTTCGATTTTCTTCATGTTCTGAATGGATGGAAAGTAAATGTGATTAATCCATTTAGATACTTGATCGCTTCTTAGTTCTAAAGCATTCGCTAAATTCGTTTGGCTTCCTAAAAGTTTTACAGATTTTTTAATCGTTTTCATGTGTGACGCTATAGCACATTGGCGAGGGTTAAATCAACCTTAAAATATTTTATTATTCGGGTTAAATTAACCCTTGACACTGATATAAGAAATGTGCTTGAATGAAGGGAATAAATGAGGTCAAAGAACATGCATGAATGTGAGATAATGAGAGTATCGTTTACTAACGGAATATGGTCAGCTTCTAACGTCTTTAATGTGCCAACAGATCGTTCAGAAGAAGCATTGAAAGTCATTCAATCGTTCGTTGAGAAGATGAATGAGATTACACGGGAAGGAGAGCAGAATGCTAACGACTGAACAGCTTCTTGAACGCAAGCAAGGTATTGGCGGAAGCGATGCTGCGGGCGTGTGTGGTGTTTCGAAATGGAAAACACCTGTGAAGGTTTATCTTGATAAGATTTCTGAGTCTATTGAGCAGGAAGACAGCCACATCTTTGAACGAGGTCATGTGTTAGAGCCACTGGTAAGAGAGTATTTTGCACATACCACTTCTCAGAGTGTGAAGATTCCAAAGGGTATGATTAAGGCTGACAAGAACCCTTTCATGCTGGCGAATGTGGATGCTTATATTCCTGAGCAGAAAGCGATTGTTGAGATTAAGACGTCTAACTATTTTACTAAAAGTGAGTGGGGAGACGCTTTTACTGATGAAATTCCAAATGACTATCTCATTCAGGTTCAGCATTACCTTACTGTTTGTAAGATGCTGAAGGCTTACGTTGTTGTTCTGTTTGGTGATGAGAAGATGTTTAAAATGCTCATGACGCTTGTTAAGAAATGCGGTGTTATGGAAGTACTAACAGAGGACTTGCCCCTTGATATCGTGATCTATGAAGTCCACACACACGAGGTGCTTTCAAAGCGTCTTGTGGATATTGAAAGGTCCTTCTGGTTTGACCATGTGCAGAAAAGAGAAGCCCCTGCATGGGATGGTATTGATGATCTCAAGGCTCTCTTTCCTCAAGCTCAGGAAGGCAAGGTCGTGGTAGCTCAAGAAGCAGACTTTGAAGTCATCAGAGAAATTCAGGAAGAAGAGCGGGTTTTAAAAGAAATCACAAAACCCCATGAAGAAAAGATCGAGCTTCTCAAATGCAAACTTCAGGCACGGATAGGGGATGCCGAAGAACTTGTAGACTTTGAAGGCAAGAAGGTGGCCTCATGGAAGAACACGGCAAGGAGCTTGTTTGACGCTGCACGTTTCAAGGCTGAAATGCCGAATCTGTATCCACAGTTTTTAAAAACTTCTCAATCAAGACGATTAACATTTTAAGGAGAAATGAGATGAGCCAGCTACAAATATTGGAAAAAGACGTTGAAATTCCAGCTTCATTTTTTGGAGAGGTGGATGCTCAGGTTAGAACTGCAAAGGCTTATCCAAGAGACATTCGTAAAAGTCTTGAAGAAGCTGAATTTATGGCGACAATCAATGAAGATGTTGCTGCTTCATGCTTCTACGCTCTTCCTCCGAGAGAAACAAAGGATAAAAGTGGTAAAACGACATCTAAGGTCATACAGGGTGCATCTGTAAGGCTTGCAGAAATTATTGCTTCAAGCTGGGGAAATATTTACGCAGCCACGCGTACTGTTGGCAATGATGGGTTTTATGTAACGGCAGAAGCTTATTGTTGGGACTTGGAAAAAAATGTACGGATTGGCACTCAAGTAAAAAAGAGCATTAGGAAAACAAACGGCGTGCAGTATTCACAAGATATGCAGGCTGTTATGGAGAATGCCGCTTGTTCAACAGCACTCAGAAATGCAATTTTTAAGGTCATACCAAAAGCTTATACGGATGACCTATACGAAAAATGCCAGAAGAAAGCCATTGGCAATGGAAAGGCAGACGAAAAATTTATCTCAAAAAGAAAAGAAGTTTTTGAGAGACTCAAAGCTCTTGGCATTGAAGAAAGTAAAATATTTTCTTTTTTCAAAAAGGAAAAAATAGAAGATTTTGATATGACAGACGTTACCAATCTTATCGGAGTAGGAACAGCGATTAAGGAAGGTCATTTGAAAGTTGAGGAAGCCTTTCAAATTGAACCCACAAGATCAGACGCTTTAGCCGAAGAGATTCTAAGCAAGAATGAGGTGGAATGATGACTTACTCAAAGATGACCTTAAGTGGTGGAGATCAATCTGTCACGATCACGTCAGAAGAAGCGCATGTCATAAGAGAAAACTTAAGAGAAGAGCGCATAGGTAAACAGCTAAAATCTAAAGTGAATCATGAGATGTTCCCCATTAATCTGCGGGAATATGCGGACAGGATCACAAAACTCTCCGAAGAGAAGAAAGAGATTCAAGACTTTATCTCAAGCGTCTACGAAGAGGCTGCAAGCAAAGGTTTTGACAAGAAAGCGCTGAAAGAAGCCATCAAGATGCTCAAGATGGAAAAGACAGAGCGCGATTATCATTTGGAATTAACCAATCTTTACCTGGAGCAGATAGGATGATGAGCAGTAAAACCTATTTTAATTACAAAGAGATTGAATCATTCGTTTTTGAAAACGAGGAAGTTCTTCAAAAGGCAACTCTTCGTGAGCTATACGAATTTGCTGAAGATAATGGATTTAACAGCGGAATAGAGTTTAACCTTTATAAACAGGCTCTGTCTGAGATAGATGTAAATTATGATGAAATGAGGGAAAGAAAAAAATGACCGTAGAAGAACTCATCGAGGAATTGCGCACGATGCGTCCTCATTCCGATGTGATGTTTGAGTACCGTGTAGAAGCTTACGATGATGAAAAAGAAATCGAGGATGAACTTGAAGAAACCGAGTACGTCAACAGCGTCTTTTACGATAAACGCGGCAACGTTGTGTTGTCGTCAGGAGAGATATGTCGATGGAATCAAGGATTAAAAAATGATTGAAGCGCATAGGAAAATTTTAGACGAATTGTTCGCAGAATTGGAAGAGGCTGATATTGAATATCTTCAGGCACGTAATGCAATGCAAGAGTATATAGATTATAAAAAGGCATGTGACATTTTTGAAAAAGCCTCTCAGTCGCTTCGTGAGTATAAGAAATACAACGATATAATCAAAAAGTTGTCTTCTATAGAAAAAGAACAGGGGGATAAAATGCGTTATGAGGATCGTTGGAGAATACACAACGAAACTACAAATTGGACTTATCAATTTTTTAAGTAGAAGGAAAAGGATTAAAGATGAAGAATATCGCTATGAACCTCAGCCCCCAAGGACTTGACCTCCTTAAGAAGTTTGAAGGATTTCGTTCAAAGCCTTACAAATGCTCGGCAGGCTATCCCACGATAGGCTATGGTCACCAGATCAATCCTCATGAGAGCTATGACGAAGTGACCATAGACCAGGCGGAAAAACTCCTGAAAGATGATGTTAGATGGGCTGAAAGAGCGGTGAATGCAAGGCTTCCTCATCTTTACCAAAATCAATTCGATGCTTTGGTTTGCCTTGTTTTCAACATTGGTGTGAGTGCTTTTGAGAAGTCCAGCGTTCTGAGATATATCAAGCTCATGGATTGGAATAATGCGCTGAGATATTGGGCGATGTACGACAAGATTGTTGACCCCAAAACAAAAGTACAGGTGGTCTCTCAAGGTCTTCAGAATCGCAGAAATGAGGAAATTTCTCTCTTTAAAAGCGCGTAATCTGATATAATCCAGCCATTATGCTTTACATCATTATTCCTTTATTTGCCTTGTATCTCCTATGGATGTTTTGCGTCCACATGGATGAGAAAGAGATATCCAATCGTGAGACAAAAGCACTCCCTCAAAAAGAACTGCGAGAGCCTTTTCAGTCAGAGCAGGATAGTAAAAATAAAGGTGTCCTTCCTGTTCGTCAATTTTACCACCGCTTTCGCAGAAGCGAGGAAGACGATGAGTTAGAACAGGGTCTTGAGAAGAAACGCAAAGGTGAAGAGCATCCTCATGACCATCAGGAAGATCATCAACAAGAACCACCCCCTGCTTTAAGAGAACGGCGTAGACCTGTTGTCCGCACGCGTGAGGATGAAGAAGAAGATGAGGAAGATCAATCTACCCAGACAGAGTCTTCCCCTGTTCAGGATTCATCGTTTCAAACAGATAAGGTCATAACTGTAGAATCAGGAACACAAGAAGAGGTGGTTGCTCCTCTGATCGTGAATAAAGACGTTGAAACTCAAACTACTATTACACAAGAGGATAAAGGCGTTGAAGCACATCCTGAGATGAAAGATGAAGAAGTCCAAGATTCAGTTGCACGCGAAAATCGTACGACTCAAGCTAAACCTAACACACGAGATATAGGAACAGGAGAATGGCTGGCTCTTCAAAAGAGTATTGGCGTGGGCAATCACATAGAAACAGAAGAAAAAGGGCTGGGAGAAGACTTGAAAGCCGAGGACAAGGCGATCCACGTTCATCCCGAACAAGAAGACAAATCTATCCAAGAAGATTCTGAGAAGGAGAGTAAAGGGGTGGGGTCGTATCCAGCAAGTTTCCATGATAAAAGCGTACAAATTAATCCTGATGCTGAGGATAAATCTGTGCAAGAAGTCCGAGAATATTTCAGTATAGGAGTAGGAACGGATAAAAAAGAAATGCGGGATCAATCTCTTCAAATACTTCCTTCCTTGCAAGACAAAGATATTCAGAAGGATATTTCTCGTATTTCTATCGGTATTCAAAACTTTAATATTTTTGGCGAAGACAAAAGCGTTCAGGCAGAAGAAGAAAGAAAAAGCATTTCACTTTCCAGTTTGCCAAAGATAAACTTGTCTTTCTTTTCTGATAAAGATAAATTTGACCTTTCAAAATCTTTGTCCCGTTCTCTTTCTCCTCAGCATCCTCAAAACTTGCTGGATGAACTAGAAACCATTAAATCTGAGATTCTTTTGTCTCCCAAATCTCAAAGTATTGAATTTGAAGATTCCGAGCTTCAGGAATTATCTCCTAAAAGCATTGTCAAAAAACAGAAATCATTTCACATTGAAGACGTTCCACTGGAAGTCTCCATTTACCCATCCATGAATAAAAGTCTCGTGGAATCAGAAATTATTGAAAATAGTATCCTTGAAAAATCAAGATTCAGCAGACTTAAAAAGTCCAAGTCTCAAAAGGAAATTGAGAATATGTCTTTTGAATTGTTAGAAAAGTCCTCAAAGTCCGTTAAAAAGAAGATTCTTGATGACCTTTCCTTTGAGATCATTGAAAAGGCATCAAGAAAAAGCTCTTTTGTTATTTTAAGCGATGAAGATGAAAAATACTAAAAAGCTTAACTTTAGAAATTATTCTCTTCCAACCACAGGAATTTCTTTTTTAATTTCCTGCATGTCCGCCACGATATCATCAATCACCGCAGAAAAGTTTGCGCAGAGTTGCTGAAATTGGGGTGTCGGATCGCCACTAAAATTAAAGACCTGAGTGCCGTATTGCTGACAGAATTGAGAATCGATATTGAAATCTGCCAAGTCTTTGAGACCTTGACGATTGGGAGTAATGCTAGCCATATTCGTATCCTTTATTGAGAAATAGAATCAAAGAAGGAAGTCAAAGAAAACACGAAAGGCTAGAACAGGGGAAGTCAGTCCAAATCAATGTTTTGTTTGAACTTCCCCTATGAAGAACCCTACACGTTTCCGTGCCGAAAATCAATGAATCTGATGGGCTTTTTGCTCTAACGTTATTAGCCTCTGTGTCAATTCCTGCACAGCTAAGATCGTGTAACAGAGAAGGGTATTGTAATTAACGGCTAAAGAAGGGGTATGAGAGAAAACTGTTTTTTGAGAAACGTCCAAAGGCTTGTAAACGTTGGTGGCATTATCAAACAACTCCAGTACATCTTCAGCGATTACACCGACTTGAAGCTCATTCATTTTCCGCTTTTTGCGAGCTTTCTTTTTGGGAGAATCAGATTTTAGA